CCCCTGTGAACCCCTAACAGTTTTAGAAGATACAATTAGAAATGACATAGCTAACAAAATGAGCGAACTAAATCAGTCAACGGGCTAAGGAAATGGTATGACAAAACGTAAGAAGACGGTGGGACAGGAAGCAACCGAACGACTCTATAAGGCGGATAACAAGCAGGGAATTGTCGACACTCAGAGGGAGGCCGACAAAGAGTATTTCCCAGAACTAGAAAAATGCATAGAGAACCATAAGCATTGGGAAAAGCCTTATTATATTGTAGTCCATCAAAAGAAAGAGAAGCTCTTAGAGAATGTCATACGTAGGTATTTTATCGCGCGTAAAACGATGCCAACCCCGCAATGGGATCAAACGCTATGGCGATATGACCCAAAAACAGAAGAATTAAAGTTTGTCTGGACGTTACCGGACGAAAATACGGCGAAATGGATGGCAGGTAACCCTCGTGAAATACACGAACATCACGGCGAGCTTGTCGAGTTTATTTTGCTGTTCCTGAATAAGAATCTATATAACATCTATCACAACAAATACCACCAAGGAGAAAAACAATGAAAATCATGGGACTTATCCTTTGCGTATTCGCTCTGACAAGCTGCGCTAGTCAACTAGAAATTAAGATGGGATCGGCCATTGTTATTGATGATATTTGCGATCATTCTGAGTTGAATAACGCTTTTGAACTAGGATATCAGAAAGCGTTAAGTAAAAAAGATTCGGATTAATATGGGCTGGGAGGAGGAGAAAACTAGCGAAATTGCTGCGTGGTTATTTCTAACAACACAAAACGTAAGGGTTAAACATTCTTGCAAAGCTTGTTGTGTCGATGGTGTTTGCGAATTATGTGCTAATGCATTAGGCGCGAAATGGCCAGACAACCACAAAGAAAATTCGTATGTAGGAATATGTGGTATTTGCTGCTATGAAAGATCTTTGATGAAATCGTCTGATTGTAACTTGGATGAAAATGGAAAAAACAAAGGAAAACTAACATGTGCGAAGAAATGCCATTCCTAGCGATAGGAAGTGAGGAAATGAAGAATGAATCTATGCTTGGAGAAACAGTTGAATGCCCCAGTTGCGGAAAAGAATGCACGGTGCAACACTCGACAAGTAAAGAAAACCCAAGAAGTAAAAAGTTATCAATGCAGTTTATCAATTGCTGCGAAAACGCCTACCTTGTTGGATTGGAAGGAAGAGACATTAGAAATACTCTTAGGTGACCAAGTCTATGAAATAGCACCAGACTTTCGCGAAGAAATCGATAAAACCCTTCTCATGGATGAGATTGATTTTCAGTTGAGCACATTAACAGAGAGAGAATGCGGAATATTATACGCTAGGCAGTTTCTAGAGCTGCCATTTCGTGATATAGGATCTATCTATAACATAACTCCCGAAAGAACGCGACATATTGAAGCAAAAGCACTGCGAAAGATGCGCCATCCTTCGCGCAGTCGAAAGTTATATTGCATGTACTACGATATAACCCCTAAAGAGCTGAAGGAAAAAGAAGATGAGGAATTTAGGAAGTGTAAAGAAGAGAGTAGAAAGATAGAAGAAGAGAAGCAAAAGAAATTAGCTATAGATAAGAAAAAAATAGATGAAGAATGGGAAGCCGGAAGAGAAGAGCGCGAAAAGCGCGAAAAGGCAGAGTATGAGATCAGGCAGAAACTTAATGTTGAATATGCTGCTAAACAAAGGGTTCTTCACCTAGAGATCGAAAGGCTACGGGCTGAAAACCAGAAGAAAAAGCGCGAATTAATCATTGCTACGAATGAAAGAAACGGTCTTTTCGGGTCAAACCCAGAAAACCTTTTTAAGGCACGCTTAGAGGCCGAAGAAGAAGCATCAAAGCAACGCTGGAAGAAATACAATGACCATCTAATAAGGCAGCTAGAGTTTCACGGATCAGGCTATAGCGAGGATGATATACCTTCCCCGCCTGATTACGTAACGCTTGCCCGCGACGAGCAAGAAAAGCCTTACTTGCGTGTTGATTCAGAGAAAAAGATAACCGTACCAGACAAGATATATAGATATTGGATCGAGTATCTTTTGCAATCGGAGAAAGAGAATGAACTATGAAGGAAAGATTGATTTCTGCAAGTTTAGAATAGATATGTCAATCAATGAGAAACCATTATTATTCCCGCTTGCACCTTGTCCATGGTGTCGTATTACAGCTAGATTTAATATAAATTATACTCCAAACTCTGGAGGTACTTGGCTTTGGGATGTTACGTGCGCTTGCAGTGATTGCCATGTTAAACCGCGCGGTAAATCTGTAGCAATTAGAAAAGATCAACGGTTTAACGTTTTTTCGCAAATTGGCAAACTCCGCTACCTAGCACAGGAATGGAATATAGATGCTCCTATAAAAATCAGAGAACAAATACAGATCAAGGAGTCTGATATGTGGCTACAGATCATAGAATATATAAAAGATATGCGAAAAAACGAACGCGATGGCAACAAGAGGGAAATGTAACCACTTGAAATATAGGTTGTTTTTGAATATCTAACTAGATATAGCTTCCCTATACACCTAGGGGGTTGCCATGTGGAGACAAGCTTTAACTTTAGAAATTCCATCCCCTACAGATACGCCCTTTAATTGGGAGGCAGTACAATCTACGCCTGTTGGCACTCCATACGGTGAGATTTCAGGAAGAACAATACGCCGCGTAGATCTTCATGACGCAACACTTGAAGAGATAACAAATCTAATGCTTGATATTGCAGAAAGGCTTGTTTCGTTAATGGAAGAGCATGTAGATTCTATCCGTAACCGCATAGAAGAATAATTATCTTGCTATAAAATATCATTGCCAGTATCCTATAAAAAGGAAGAAAAAAGCATTGCTTAATCTTCTTAGTAAAAGCCCCTACAACTTACGTTGCGGGGCTTTTATGCTTTATACGATTCTTAAAAAGTAATCGCATCACTAGTAGCATTGATATTCACGTGATTTAATGCAGGACTTTCATCCTTAGAATCATACGGTTTAGGATTGTTTACTTTAATGTATTCTTCAACGGCTTTCTTTGCCGCCTCCTGAAACCTGCTCATAACTTCCTTATCATCAAACCAAATATACGGCGAATATTTCTTTTCCCCGTTCTCTTCATATTGCTGCTGCGGCAAGCCTATGAACATTCCCCCATTGTTAGTACGAACTAATCGACAATTATTGATTGTCATTCCCATAAATTGTGGGATTTTCAAAGAGAAAAATGCAATAACGTTTCCGTCTCCTTGCAACATTCTATAGCGTGTAATTTCCATCTATCCTCCTAGGTCACGGCTATTATGACAGAAACATAAAAATTTTACCACTATTTATAGACATAAAGTTAAACTTTAGGATATAGTGACAAGTGAAATTATTAATCGTCTGCCCAGCGTCATGGGTATAATTTCAAAGCGTAAGGCACTCGCAACGTCAATAAAGGAAAACTTATGACCGAAGCCGAAAACAATAGCGTATTAGAGGAAATCGCAATTCCTGAGCAAGGAACCATAGGGGAAGCTCTAGATAATGTGGAGAAAGAAGAAGTTGTTAACGAGGTCCAAGAAACGGACCAAGATAAAAACTTCCGACAGCTTCGCGAATCTAATGAGCGACTACGGAAAAAGGATGAGCAACGCGATCAAATGATGATGTCGTTGCAGCAAGAATTGCTTACTAGCAGGAAGCCAGCGCAAGTTGCGCCCGAACCGGTAGTTGATGAGTTTGCAGATTTAGACCGTTCCGATTGGTCAACAATTGAACAAGTCGAAAAACTTAGCGAACGAGTTGCTGACAGACGTTTCGAAAAGAAATGGGCTGAAGCCGAAGAAAGACGCAAAAAAGAAGAAGCTCCCCAGCGAGTAAAAGCAAAGCTTAAAGACTTCGATTCCGTAGTTACTGAGGAAAATGTGAAACAATTGCAGGCTCTAGAGCCGGATGTGTTTCGCGCGCTTGGTATGATCGGAGACGAGGAAGCGCAAGCGGTAGCGGCTTATAAATACATTAAAGCCTTTGTCACTGATGCTAATGCTCAAAAGGATTCATCAAATCGAATTCAAAAAAACTCTGATCGGCCAAAAAGTCTTAGTGCTTCAGGTGGCAATAGCCCCTTGTCGCAAGCAAATGCTTTCGAGAATGGTTTAACACCAGACTTGCAAAAACATTTGTGGGCTGAGATGAATAACTGTGCGAAGCGTAGCTAGGTTTAAAAGTCTGCTTCAACATTAAGGAGCAGAAATGGCTATTACAACAAGTAGCGTACTTCCGGCACCGGTTCAACAAAGCTTTAGCTTTAAATTATTGTCCGTGCCTGTTCCGTATATGATTCACAAAATTCCGGCGATGCTTAAGCAGATGCCTAGGAATGGTGGAACAGATCTACGGATGCGCAGATATAATCCTCTAGCTACCGCTACGGTACCGCTAGGTAATTCCGGTGTTTATCCACCCGCGCAAACTCTATCAGCTATTGATATTGATGCTAAAATGGATTTCTACGGTACCTACGTTGTTCTTAACGAACAAGTAACCTTGCAATCACAAGACCCAGTACTAAACGAAGCTGCTAAGCGTCTAGGTGTGTCACTGCGACAAACTGAAGACGAGCTAACAAGAAACATGTTAGCTGCAACCGCTTCCTTTATTAACTGCGTTGGTGGTACTAACGGCGACAATCCGACAGAAGTTGCACGTTCAGACATTGACGAAGTTATTAAAACTTTGGCAACTGCTAACGGTGCGACTATCTCGGATAGCATCGATGGCGAAGATAAATTCGGTTCCGCGCCTGTTCGTGATTCCTTTTTTGTCATGGCTTCAACAAAACTAATTGGAGACCTGGAGAACGTGACAGGCTTTATTGCTAAGTCTCAGTATCCTAACCAAGACAAGGTTTTGCGCCCTGAATGGTGTTCAATTTCGAATACTCGATGGTTGCTTAGCTCTATTGGTTCAGAGGTTGCTAACGCTTCGCTTAACGGCGCAACGGTCTTTAACTGCTTTGTTGCAGCTATGGAAGCTTATGCATGTATCGAGCAAGATGACTATTCAGCACAGTTTATTTACCGCCCACCTATCTATGATGGGCCTTTAGCGCTTAACGCTTCTGTCGGTTATAAATTCGCTGAAGTGCCACGCATTACTAACGATGCTTGGATCATTAACCTACGAACCACCCTAGCGGTATAAGGAGGCTAATATGCCAGAACAACTTATTGCATCGGGCTCCTTTACTTCGGATGGAGCTGTACATAACATCCCTTTGCGATCTGATTTTAACGTTTTCCGCGTTTTAAACAGAACACAAGCGGCAACTACCCAATCAACTGGGCGAGGATGCGAATTTGAATGGCGTAAAGGGCAAGCTGACGGCGAGGCCTTTATGCGCACTAAACAAAACGCATCTAATGCTTTGGATCTAGAGGTAGTTACTACTGGTGGATTCACTCGCGTTGACCAGTCGAACCAGGTGCTAGGAGCTGCTATTGCAACTTCCGGAACTGATATTACAAATGCAGATCCTGCAGTTGTAACAACGGCCACTCCTCACGGTTTGAGCGTTGGCGATCGTGCTCGCGTTTATGGAACTACTGCAATGCTGCAAATTGCTGGTTATGATTTCACGGCTACGGCTATTGGATCAACAACAGAGTTTACCATGGGGTATCTAGATGCCTCAGGGTTTGCTGCTGCTGCAACCGCTGGATTTGTTCGCAAAGTACCAAACAACCCAATCTATAGCCCGCAAGCTAATAGAATCACCGGTATTACTGCCGCTGCTTCTATGGTTGTTACTCTTGCAGTTACTCATGGTCTTTCAGTCGGTGAAAAGCTCCGTCTAAAAGTATCCGCTGATTTCGGCATGGTACAAGCAAATGACCTTGTTGGTGAAGTGACAGCCGTTAGCACAGCTAACAACACTGTTACTTTAGATATTGATTCTTCAGGGTTTACCGCCTTTGCATTTCCGCTTAGCGCAGTAGCTGCAGCCGGTGTAACACCTGCTCAGCTAGTGCCTATTGGTGATGCGGCAACGACCCTTGCTGGATCAATGGACAATACAGCACAGATTGTGATGGAACTAGGTGCCGGCGCTGATGGGCCTGCAGGTAGTACCTCTGATGTAATCTACTGGGAAGCTCTAGCAAGCGGTCACACGTTAGTAGAGTAAACCATGGGGTGGGGGCGCGTAGTCTCCACCCTTATATTATTAACAAAATACAGGAAGACACTATGACAAAACACAAAGTGAAAAAGTCAGATATGAAAGCAGAAGATAAGCCGGAAACTGTCCGACTAGACACGATTGAAGACACAAGCAAGAAAGATAGTGAAACCGTACCTCTAGAGAAAGCTACAACAAGCTTCGAGATTTCAGCGCGCGACATGGCGCAATTCAAAAAGTGGCAGTTAGAGTCCGACAGTGCTAAACCTTCAAAGGTTACTGTTGGGTCAGCTGAAGAAGATAAAGTTTATTCAATGTGGAAAGAAGAAAGCCGACTTGTTAAAGGTATTTTTCGATGCCGAGAGCCGGAAGGCGGAAACGTTAAATTCTATTTCCGCAAATATAAATGGGATTCTACGCAAGAATATGTAATGGAAGATGGTGAAGTTTACGAGATTCCTTTAGCAGTAGCTAGGCACCTAAATCAAAACTGTTGCTATCCTGTTCACTCGCACATCTTAGGATCTGACGGGAAACCCACCCTTGACACTAGGGGAAAAACTAAAAGCCGCATGAATTTCGAAGGAATGGAATTTTCAGTAGCTTAAACAATTAAAAAGGCGGCCTTAAATGTCACTATCAACACTGGCACAGATTAAGAAGAAAGCTAGAAGGATGTCGGCTAGTCCGTCTTCTAATCAGCTTTCAGAGTCTGATTTGGAAGAGTATATAAATACTTTTTACGAGCAGGATTTCCCATCCGCTCTTAAAGTATGGAATCTACATGATACTTTAGAGTTTTTTACTCAACCAAATGAAGACCGCTATACGTTCGATACTTCGAAATATTATGCTGTTCTGCCCCCTGTCTATGTTGATGGGTACGAAACAAAATATAGCCAATCACGGCAAGAGATGTTTAGGATCTATCCTAATATCGACAAAGAGGAAACAGGGCCGGTAGGGGATGGGTCAAACGGTCCATACACTTTCACCCTATCGGCTCCTCCTGTATTAAAGCGTAATGTAACACTATCTATGGTTGACACAACAGGAGCTAACCAATCTGCGAGCGATGTCCCAGACATTATAAATAACAGCGTAGGAACATGGGTAGACAACGCCTCAGGCACAGCTCTAGTGGGATCAATCAACTATGTAACCGGTGTATGCGAGATCACATGGGGGAGCTCGATAGGGTCAGATGAAAGCATATCTATCCACACAACACCCTACAAAGCAAGCCGCCCGTCAATGATGATGCTGTTTAAAAACTACTTCACCTTACGCCCTGTACCGGACAAGGTTTATAAAGTATCTGTTGAGGTGTATTCGAAGCCTACGCAATTGCTAAACGCAAATACGGTTAGCCCTGACGTTGATCAATGGTGGCAGTATATCGCTATCGGAGCAGCGGTTAAGATCCTCCAAGACCGGCAAGACATGGAGAGCATAAAAAACATTATGCCCTTTCTTAAAGAGCAAGAAGCTCTCATTATGTATCGCACAGCTACTCAACAAGCGCCCGAAAGAACAGCGACCATATACACGCAACAAAGTAACTCTAGTATCGGATACTTTGGAGGTAATTATTAATGGTATACAAGTCAAATATCCCCCAGCCTGCAAGTTTCATAAGCCAAAGCCAACGGGATTTTATAGGCAATAATATTACCATTGGTAACGTGTGGGGGAAGACTCCGAAAGAAAATGACAATGTTGGTGACCATGTGCCATTGACGGAAAGGGATCAGGACAATCTAGGTAAGCATAAGAAGACAACTCTTATTGAACAAGATCCTATTCCCGCAGCACCTGCAGCAAATGAGCTTAGCTTATACTCGAAAGAAGTTACAGCAAGAACAGAGCTGTTATATCAAAGAAATGGAGACGCTGCAGCGTTTCAGCTAACCAGTAACAAAAGTCTTATTCAAGGTGGAATTGTCCTAAGAGCGTTTGTTGCCTTTGACTATCAGGGCAACATTATCGAAATAGACGATGTTGATGAGGATGACGAGCCAATAAAGAGAAAGATAGCCTATAACGTTTCTAGCGTAGTCACTACGGCGGTGCCTCCTGCAGTCAATGTTTTAAGCAATTGGCAAATCAATTTCACTAATCCGCTTGATTCCGCTGATTATTTCTGGATCTGTGAAAGTATGAATAATCCACCAAGAGCTGCCGCCTCAGATCCCTTTTTCAGGGCGCAGCCTAACAACAATGCTACTTATTCAAACGTTATAACAGCAAACGGTTTTAATATGATTTTAGCAAATATTATAACAACAGGAATAACCGGCAATTTAGTGTCAGGTCCAGGAGGGTTACGAATGATTTTTAAAGCCTATTCGGTGGTTTAATGGTATACCGCCCAGATATTCCACAAGCGCAAACAGATTTATCTGTAAGTCAAGGTGATTTGCTAGAGAATTACGGTCAACTTAATACGCAATTCGGTATTAATCATGTCGAATTTGATGACACTTCCGGTGACGCTGGCAAGCATAAGTTTATCACATTTGTAGAACAAGCTGCAGATCCTGCAACGTCTGCAGATGAATCAATACTATTTGCAAAAGACGATCTAGGAGATACTGAGCTATTTGTGCGTCCTGAAAGCAATGCGGTTCCATATCAGATTACAAGAGATGGCTACCTAAACCTAGGATTGATACCATTTGCCGCTGCAAACTGGGATAATGCTTTAGTCTTACAAGCATCTTATGGTGTTGCAAGTGTAACAAAACCAATTGCGACAGGAAGATATCTTATAACATTTGACGCAGCAACAATAGCTCTTTTGAATGGAAGCAATGACTATTTATGGACTGTTAGCGGATTCACCTCTAGCGCTACCGATCCTTGTATTTCTCAGGTTACAAATAACGCAACTTATGCAACTGTTGTCACTCCTACAACGTGCTCGTTTGATTTTAGAAATCAGGTTTCAGCTCTTACGAATATAGTTAGAGCTTCCGTAATGTTTTGGAGATTCCAATAATGGGCAAATATGTTCCGACTGCAATAACCTATCAGGAAAGCGGGTTAGTAAAAGACAGAGATGCTTTTGTTTTGGCTGACGATGCTTACCAGACACTAGAGAATATTTTCTTGTGGCGTGGGAGACTTCGCAGAAGAGAAGATTACGGACTAATAGGAAGATTGCGAAGGCTCTATACCGCAGCTAAGTATTTCGATTCTCCAGGAGGTCCATGGAGCTTTAACTTACTTACTCTATCAGGCCATATAGCAGGGTCAAACGCCCCTGTCGCCTCTCCAACCACAATAACGACCCCTTCGCCGCACGGGCTAACAACAACAGATCTGATTGCTATTAGTGGCGTTGGTGGTGCGGTAGCATTAAACAATATTGTTACCGCTGTAACTGTCGTCGATGACTTAAACTTTACGGTGCCTATTGTAACAGCTAATGCATGGACGGGAGGCGGATTATGGATATCTGCAGTATCTTCCGCAACAGTCGAACCGGATGCAAATATAGAGCGCGGTAGCGTTGTTATGATTATTAACGGTGTTACCGTTACAGATCAAGGCGATGGTACGTTAACGGGCGTAAATGTAACGGGTACAATTAATTATAAAACCGGTGCAGTGTCATTAACCGGTTCAGGGGTCACAGCCGGAACAACAACGCTAACGATGGCTTATTACCCTACGCTTCCTTGTATGGGTATCACAACGAGAGAATTAGCCCAAATCAACGCAGAACAATCAGTTGTTTATGATACCCGATATACCTACCGATTCAACAACACAAGCAACAAATTCGACGAACTAAGCCCTGCAACGTCATGGTCAGGACTAGACAGCAATTTTTTTTGGGAAGCAAACTACTGGAAAACCACAAGCAACGATCAATATTATTGGGTGACAAACTTTTCAGGGACGGCCGGCGATCCTATCCGCATTTTCGATGGTTCCGGTTGGTATGATTTTGCTCCTGCAGTAGATGCAACAGGGACAGAATTAATGGTGCAATGCAAAATGCTGATTCCTTACAAAGGGCGAATGCTAGCGTTAAACACTTATGAAGGCGCGGACATAGGAACAGGACTTCAAAACGCACAGCGTGCGCGTTGGTCACAAAACGGCTCCCCGTTTTCTGCTGTTGCAACAGGAACACCACCAACAACAGTTGACGAATGGAGATCAGATGTTAGAGGCAGAGGAGGTTTTGTTGACGCTCCGACAAACGAACATATTATAAGCGCTCAATTTATCAGAGATACGCTTATTGTTGGGTTTGAGCATTCCACATGGAATCTACGGTATACCGGTAACGAGATCCTCCCCTTTGTGTGGGAACGAATAAACAAAGAGCTAGGAAGCGAATCAACGTTTTCCATGGTCCCATTTGATAAAGGTATTCTATCAATAGGAGATAAATCAATAAATTCCTGTGACGGTAACAACGTCGAGCGTATTGATGACGCAATCCCTGATGAAGTCTTTAAGATTCATAACACCTATGATTCTACAACTTTAATTAGTGACGGACCAACTCGCGTACACGGGATAAGGGATTTTTACGAACGACTTGTTTATTGGACCTTCCCAGATTCGACAACACAAGCTAAATTTCCAGATAGAGTTTTAGTGTTTAATTATCACAATCAAACATGGTCAATATTCCGCGAAAGCTTCACCGCTCTAGGTAAATTCCAAAGATTTAACGATATTACATGGGCAGATTTAGCAGGTACTACATGGGGAAGCGCTAACTTTTCTTGGGCTACCTCACAACTGCAATCACAGTTTCCAGGTATCATAGCCGGAAACCAACACGGATTTATTAGTAATATAACCAACAATACAAGCGAATCATATGCAACATATGTTGTTACTCCTGCAGGAAGGGCAAAACTTGGCAATACACCAAGCTTGTATATTTCAAATATTGTAGGCGGGACAGGTGCTACACGACTAACAGTTAACGATCATAATTTACAAGATCTTGATTTTATCATGGTAAACAGTGCTCTAGGCACAGGCGCAACAGAGTTAAATGGAAGAATATTTCAGGTTGAAAAGATTGACAAGGACACGTTGGACCTACTAGAGAAACCGCGCTATAACATCACCTCTATAACGCAAGAAGAACAAGCTGAGATAACTGCACCAGGGCATAATTTTTCTGTCGGTCAGCATTTCTACATTGATAGCATTACTGCTAGCATGGTGCAGATGTCACAAACGAACGGAATAATTGTGAGCATCGATGCGCTAGATCCAAACACGTTTACCGTAGATATAGACACAACAGAGTTTACAGCCTACGCAGGGACAGAAGGACAGATTCAAAACCTTGACGCAAATACAGAAAACTCTATTTCTGCAGTGGACACATACCTAGGTTGTGGATTGCTCACAAGGGTAGAAAACTTTAAGGCTAGATCAAAGAAGTTTAACATGATTGATCAGGGAAGCAAAAACTTCCTCGGTCAACTCGACTTCCTTACAGAGGTAACGCAACAAGGAGAGGTTTCTTGTGAGATTTATACAGACTATAATGATTCTACCCCTGTTAACCAAAATGAAGACGGTTTTTTCAACACGGTTTTTTCTACGCAATCAGAGCAATTTAGTCAATCTGATAAATCAAAAGAATGGCATAGGTTTTATTGTCCAACAGATGCTCAATTTTTTGAATATACTATCACTTTAAACGAAAGACAAATGTTTACTCCTGTTATTGTTGATAGCGATTTCTTGCTAGATTCAATTATTGTATGGAGCGAAAAAGGCGGGAGGTTAGTAGATTGAGTTCAGAACCGATTGAAGGCAACGGGCCTTTCTTACCACCTAACATCATCATTCCAGAAGACTGGAAGGATGCAAGACTTACTCTTACTGATTACCTTATCAAAGCCGCTGAAGCGATCAATGCTAGAGATATCGCACAATATATGGATATCGGAGTAGTTAACGGGCAAGACTGGTTTACACCAGGAGAGGCAAGTAAATTTAGACAAGGATCTAGAAAAGTTATATCAACTGGATCGCTTCCAAATGCCGGAACAACAACAACAGCGCACGGTATAAGCGTAAGCAGCAATACTATTTTTACAAGAATCTATGGAGTTGCAAGCAACCCAGGAACCTCATATATACCAATTCCTTTTGTTGATACAGGAGGAAGCCACGTTGAAATAACCGTAGATTCAACAGATGTAAATCTTGTCACAACCATAGATTTTAGCGCATATACAATAACTTATGTGGTGCTAGAATGGATTGAAAGTGTATAATAATATTAACTTCAGGGGGGAATTATGGCGGATTGGATGGGGACGCAGGGAGGCTATCAGCAGCTTGGCACCCAAAATAACCAGCAACAACAACTATTTGCGCAATTACTGGGCGGCCTTGGTGGTGCTCAGGGTTCAGGATTGGAATGGCTACAACGGATTTTATCAGGTGAAGAGGGAGCTTTTGAAGATTACGAAGCCCCCTATAAACAGCAATTCGAGCAAGAAACTATTCCTGGTATCGCTGAAAGATTCGCAGGAATGGGAACGGGCGGCTCACAAAACTCGTCTGGAATGCAGCAAACTATGGGCCAGGCGGGACGAGAACTAACGCAAAACATAGCATCCTTGCGCGGTGGACTACAGCAAAATGCTATGGGTATGCTGCAAGGGATGATGGGGCAAGCTCAACAGCCAACGTTTGAAAATATCTATCAGCAACCAACAACCGGAATTGTACCAGGAATGGCGCAAGGAATGGGGCAGGGAGCTAGTAGTTATATGGGTATGCAAGGACTAAAGAGCATGGGGATTTTTTAATATGGTAACAACTATAAGCCCTAGGGATATCGGCGGGGATATCGGTAGAAATATCGGTAGCGGTTTCGGCGATGCTATGAAAATGTTAGGTCAAAGACAGATGCAAACCGGCGCGCTCGACCAGCTCCAAAACACTCTAAAAGAGAAATACCAGGAAGAATATACGGACCCTGAGACAAAAGAAACGTATATGAGGCAAAAAAATAACATAGACCCTCTAGAAATGACGTTAGATTTAATTAGAGGGACAGCAGGAATACCTGGTGCGTCAAATTCAATTATGGAAAATGTAACACCTCTTCTAATGAAGCAAATCCAATCAAAAGCAGCTGTTAAAGGCGCTTATGGGGACCAAGCTGGTAATAATCAAGAAGAGCAATTCCCACAAGATACAAACTTACCTTCTGAATTACAAGGAAAGCTAATTAGGCTTAACAGATCCGCAAACGAGCGTAGATCTCAATTTGAAACAATTGACGATGGTTTAAAAGCGGTTGTTCCAAAGTATGGAGAGCAGCCGCCCGCCTACAATGTCCCAACGCTTGAAGATTTGGCTACAAGCTCGATGGAAATGGCTAATTCTGGTATGTCAGCTAACGAGATCTATGCAGCGCAACAAAGGAGGGTGCAACAACCTCTGACGGAGTATAAAGCAGCTAGGCAAGGATATGAAGATAACCTTAAAGAGTTTTCATTAGCGCGCGGACTTGAAGACGAACAATTGAATTTTCTTAGCGGACCATCTCAAAATAGCGGAAGGATTGGTAATTGGCTCAAAGATAATAAGATTGACAATTCGGCTTATTGGCATGATCAAGGTTACCGTTCTTTCCAGGAAGAGAAGAGGAAAAACCCAGGTCTAACAGATCAAGCTATTTGGAATAACTCTAAAAACCACCTAGACAACCTAAAAAACCTAGAAGCTCGTGGAAGAAAAGAAGCAGCTAAACCATGGGTAGTTCCTGGACTTCAGAACAACAAAGCTCGAGACTCATTCAAAAACTCGAAGGAATTCGCCAACTCTTATTACAAGATGGCTGGAAATACTCCAGAGACAAGAGAGCGACTCAAAACCATATTGGCTCAAAACGGATGGGATGAAGACTATTCGCTCACAATTGCTCAGCCTCCATCGCAGGGACTAGAGAAGTGGTTCAACGCAATCGAGGTGCTTCCAAGTAGCGCAGGGGCAATGAGTGTTAACCAGGCTGGAGAGATTGGCAAACGCCAACGTGCTGGAGTAGATGTAATCACAGAGTCTATCGGCGATCTTGTTGGAGATCGTGAAACAGCACCAGACGAAAAAGCAGCTAAGCAAATGTTTAGCGGAGCTGACAGTATGCTCCTTCTACGCAATCGCCTGGTAAGAGATAAAAACCTGAATAAGCATCAGGCTAACGAGGTGCTCAGACAGATCGGAAAACGAGGCTTTCTTTCAGCTGCCCAGCAATCAGAGTTTCCATTGCTTGAGCAGAGCGTGAAGATGTATCCGATGTATGACATATTCACTGAATCAATGGAGGAGTAGGAATGAATCCGTTTAAAACC